CTATTTTGTAGTTTAGTTGGCTCTAAGGAGTTTCCAGCAGTTAACGGGATTTAACCTCGACAACTTTATTTATCGATTACAATATTTTTGATTTCTGGACGCTTAGAGTTTATATATTTAACGATAGTAATGATATTAGAAGACTTAGAAGTCTGATACCAATTACCATCTGGACTAGTTTTTGGATCCCATTTCTTAAAATACTTTTTCCATCCTCTCCATGGAAGAGGCTTAGAGGTAGTAGAAATGATAAAAGTTTCTTCAGGATTAAGATTTCTTAAACTTGAACTTTTACCTTGTCCACTTTCTCCAATAATCAACATGGTTTGTGCTGCCATTATAATATAAAGTTGCGTTCCGATTTGTTTTCATTATCTTCATTCTTCTTTATATCATCTTCTTGAACATCTTCTAATAACCACTCTGAACTTTTATATTTCTCATAGTCAAAGATGTCCTCTGGTTTGGGAAGCTCAGTAAATATAGAAACTGCACCATAGAATGCACATCCTACTTCTACATCTGCTTCACCATATCTATTCTTTAAAACAGTAATACTTCTAAAATTAGGTCCTAATTGCTTAATATCATATCCTCTATAAGATGCTAGCTTTTCTCTATGAGGATTAAATATAGAGATAATTATCTCTGAATCTTGAGCAGGTGCACCAGTATCCTTAGTATCGTCTATCCTTAAATTGTTTAAACCTTCCTTTCGTCTATCCATTGAAGTAGAATTTCTATTTGCCTGCATTATAACAAGTGGACTAATCTTACACATGTTTCTTAAAGTTACAAGATAAGATGATATTAAATCCATTTCCTCTTTTAAAGTTCTACCATTAGATCGACGAACTAGGCTTAAGTGGTCTATTACTACTAAATGAATAAGTTTTTCGTTTTTAGGATGATATATTTTTCGACCGCTAGTTTCTTCAAACGTACCATCCTCTTCCAGCCTATCCATTAGAATAGTATATAAACTACCTGCACTTAGTGCTTTATCATAAATAGTTAAGACCTTTTCCACTTTCTGCAGCCAGGGTAAACAGTCTTGAACCATTTTATAATATTCACTAGATAACTGATAGTTTCTTTTCTTAGATAAGAGTTCCTTAGTGGATAATTCAATACCATAGGTTTCAAATATATACATACTTAAAATCTTAGCATAAATCATCTCAGCACTCATCTCTAAAGAAAAATATGTAATCTTAAAGTTTCCATCCTCTAAATGTTCCATTAAAGGTCTATAAACATAAGAATACAAAGCAAGTGATGACTTACCACTACCAGTTGGACTAAACACTAAAGTATATACACCTCTAGATACTCCATCAATAATCTCTTCCAATTTAGGAAGTCCCATAGAATAACCCCATTGTTGTCCATTTCTACCAACTTCAATTTGGTGTAATAAGGATTCTGCAATCATAAAATTCGTACTGCATCATAGTTAATATTAGCTACATCTTTTCCACTTCTAAGAGCTTCTAAATCATGCCAACCTTCATTAACTATAAAGGAAGCAAGAGAGCAATTAAGAATATTATTCTCGTTTGCCCATTTTACTAGTTCTATAATTACATGGTGTTTCTCGGGATTAAAGCCTATGGCTTTGCCATATTTAAAATATGCTTGTTCTAAAGAATCAAACTTCTTTGCAACAGACCTCAGTGGTATTAAATTTCCATTAATATTGCCAAACTGAGGATAGTTGTCAAAGAGTTCTTTCCCCATCTCAAAGGAACATTTATAAAGATTCTTTATAAAGTTCTTATTAACAGGAATAGCGAAGGGATCAAACTTGTCACCTTCTTTAGGAATTTTATAAGCCTTTAGGATTACTTCTTTCTCTTGGAGACTATATAGAATATCTCTTAATGATACATTAGTATGTTTAAAAGTAACAATTAAATCATGAAATAACTCTTCATTATTATCATTCTGCAAGATTAACAATACTCTTATTACTAATAATTCATTAGGAGTAAGTCCATATTTCTCTAAGAGGCAAATCTCTTCTTCAAGACTTAATGTTAAATGTGTCAATATAGTTTAAAGATAAAATTAGTTGTATTTATCTCTAAACTGTAAAGGGAAATTATCCTTTCGGATTGGAATCAATTACATACGGTTCTAAGAACTCTTTCATTAGTGCTTTATAACGTGCCATAATGGCATGAGCACTATAATCTCCATCTTCAAAACGTAATATTTTATAACGTTCCAAATTTAAACTGCTATTATTGGCTAGCTTATAAAGTAGCAATAATTCAAGCATTCGTTCTTGAGTCATAACTTAAAATCTAAATGTGAAATCTTTTATTTTCTTAATATATGGTTTAGGTTCCTTTCCTTCTAACACATCTTTTAGTCCTTTTTCGTCAATTGTAATATATTCAGAACCACTGTGAGAATTAGTGAACCACTTTGTTTCTACTGTATCATTAATGACTAAGTTAAATACCTCAGCCATCTTGTCACCTTCTTTTCTAACAACCCTTCCTCTTCTTTGAATTGACTTAGTTTCAGAGGAATCACTGCCTAATATAATAGCTACAGACAAACCTCGTATGTCTGCACCCTCATTAAGCTTAGCACACGAATTTATTACTCCATAGGGTTGTAAGTTGAATTCTTCTAATGTTGCTCTTCCCTTCTTCTTACTATCTTTTCCAGTATATACCGATCCAATACCTATAGATTCAGCCATCGATACATTATTCGAGAATGTTATGATTTTAGCATTTGGTCTAGCTGCTATAATCTCACGAGCCAATTCTAATTTCCTTACATGGTTATTGATGAATGCTTTCCTTTTCTGAATAACTCTCATAAAGGCAGTAGCATGATAAGTAATGTTCTTAAATACTTGCTTTCGCTGTTCTTCACTACCTTTAGGACACATTTCATCTCTTAATTTGGCTCTATTTATGAACCCTTTAGGTCCAACACAAGACATTGCTTTATTAAAATCAAAGTTAAAGAACTCAAAATGTTCTGTAAATTCTTTATTGTATTGCTTGTAGACATCAATATCATCAACATCTATAAGTACTTGATATTCTTTAAAATCAGATATCCAGCCATTAACTAAAGCTTCTTCAGTAGTTATCTTGTCTATAACAGGACAATACTTTTCCATAATAATATGTTTCTCATCTAACCTTTCAAAGGTAGCAGTTAATCCGAGAACATATTTATATTTTACCTTATTGAAGACTTCTTTAAAAGTGTCAGAACTATATCTGTGACACTCATCTAATACTAGAATATCAGTTTGCCAATGTCTTTTAATAACAGTGTTGATAATCTGAACCTCAGAGTTCAGACCTATTCCCCATTCATCAAGCTGGGGCTCCCACTGTTCTTTTAAATTCTCTGTAGGAACAACAACAAGAACTCTTAATTGTGGATACTTGCTAAGTACAGATCTAAGACATTTAAGAGCAGTTCTAGTTTTACCTGTTCCAGTAGGATATACTAAGGTTCCAACACACTTATTTTTTATCCATTTTATCCTACCTTCTTCTTGTCTCTCATCTCTACTAAGTATTTTAAAAAGAGATTCTTGCATAATTTACCACAATATATTGAATATATTGTTCAAATATAACAGTTTTAAAGTTCTTCTTTAAGAGTAATTCCTCTTGAATCAGCAACTTTAGTTATTTCAATAATTTTCTTCTCCCATTGAGTAGCATGAAACATTACTTCATTCTCAAGACGGAAAAGAACTTTATTACGAAGTACGATAAGTTGCTCTGTAGTCAACTCTGAGTACTTCTTAGTGCGTAGGTTAACCATTGCACGAAGCTCATTAAAGTTAAGTCCACCAGGTTTAACTGTTAACTTAACAGAACTCTTAATGTTAAGGCGTTCTTTTATAAGCTCAAGCTTACTTCTTCTGTTACCTTCACTGTCTTTCTCATTAAACTCTTTCATTTCATCAGGTGTAAGATATACTCCCATATTTAAAATGAAACTGAAGGTAATATGTTTATTATTAAACAATCCTAATTGATCCAAGCAAGCATCCATTACTGATCCAATAGAGATATTTTCAAATTCTCTAGGAAGTTTACCAGTAAAAATACTGATAGGAGATTCTTCAAAGCTATGTTCAGCAAAGTATTCTGCATTTCTTTTCTTGAAATCAAGAATGTTTTGCCAATACATAAACTTAGGATAACCTTTACCATCAGCACTAATGCTGCCTAGTTCCATTTTACGCATGAATAATTCTATATTACATTTCTCTCGTTGTTCTCTAATAAGGTCCAAGAGAACATATCTTCCAGGATTGTTCTTATCATTGCTATAAAGCATTGACTTACAGTGAGTGTAAAATGTTTGCAGTTGTTCAGGAGTTGCATCAACAAGTTTGATTTCAGGTTGAGTTCCATCAGATTTGCGTGCAAATTTCCATACAAAAGATTTAAGATCATTGTTGTGTGCGTTTATAGCTTCTGTAAGCTTTTCTTTCATTACTGTCATATTAAACTATATATTTCATAATAGTACCTTTTAAAATTAATCTACATAATATACTCATGGTTGATCTCTTTTGGCTTTTCTATGAATCTCAAAAATTGAACAGCATTATATTTATATGGTATCTGAGATTCACCATTATACCAAGTATCTTTACCTGCAATCACTATATTAAATTCTAAGAAACCAATATCTCCTAAATTTACTTTTTTATGATTCCAGTTGGGATATCTAGTACACATAATGTATTCACTTTCTTGAGCTACTCTATCTTCTAGGCACTTAAATACGTAGGTGATATAACCCATATTATCTGTATTACTTGCAATTAGTTGAGCTAGTATAGTCATCATATTTTATCTTCCACTAAAGGTTCAGAATAGTATGTACAACCATATTTAGCAAAATCGCTCGAGCACTTTTCTATCCCAGTAAAACAAGGATACTTCCTACATGTTTCACACGTTCTATCGGGATATTTAAGTTTTACTCCAAATTTATCCTTACTAACTTTTAATGGATTCATTTTAAGAGCAACAGTAATAATAGTCCAGCACTAACTGTAATTCCTCCTATCTTCCAGCCTTTTATAGTCTTATTCTTTTTAAGGATAGTCTTATTTAAATCTTCTATTTGAGAATTATAAACTTGATTTATGCTCTTATATTCTTTAATTTGAGCTAGTCGCAGAGAATCAGTCTTTTCTAATAAGTTAACTTTGGACTGATAATTCTGAATTTGATTATTTAACAATTCATTCTCTTGTAACAATTGTTTATGTTCTACAAATATAAGATTAGTATATTTAAGCTGTTCAGAGGTTATTGATACTATCGAGTCTTGACTTGTTTTCTCCGAGGTATTTAAGGAAAAACACATAGTCTTCGTCAGTAGTATTATTAAGAATAGTATTACGCTCCTTTTCATATTGAATACGAGTTTTCTCTATAGTTAAGGTTATAGTATCAATTCTCTGATCTATACTATCTTTAGAATGAGAAATCAGGTCAATCTCTGACTGTAAAGAATCTATTCTTTGAATATACTCAGTACAATCAGAGGAGATAATGCTCTTGGACTTAAAAATAAATCCAAGAGCAATACCAACAGCTAATGTGAATATACAGGCAATTAGTATTTTAGCTGTTCTTGACACGATTACCTTTATCTTGGTTTCTTAACCATTCTATGTATTTCATAGCGTTATCCAAGAAGTGGGGATTTTCTCTAACCTTTTCAACAACTTCCTTTTCTACAGGACTTAAATTATCCTCTAGACTTTCCATTTGTTTACGAGTAAGATAACGATCTCTCATATCAGCATAGCCTTGAATAAAATTCTCAGGATTATTCTTGACATATTCTGCTTCTTGTATAAGGAGCGCTTGTACTACTCCTTTATTGATAACGCCCTTATTAGAGCCAAATAATGTTGGATCAGCTCTACGAGCACGAGCTGCAGCTTTCATAGCTCCAACTTTCTCATCAAACTCATCCAAAGGATTACAGATTGATAGTCCTAGTCTAACTACCTTAGTTATTTCACCAAGATAATTAACAGTACCATAATCTTCGACATATTCCCCTACTTCATAAGTTACTGGAACAGTAGTATCATCTATAGGAGAGTCTGCTCCTAGTTCACCAGTAGTAGTAGGGAGGACTTGACTAACAGCAGCGATTACAAAATCATGTTTCTTACCTGCGTAGTCAGTAAAAGAATCAGTAATAAAATCAACGTATTCTTTCATGTTTTCTTTTTATTAATAGATTTCCTTTTAGGTTTAGTAGCTTCGTATAATAATAAATGATTCTTGTCTACAAAGTCTTGTGTAACTCCTAACAAATTAATCATTTTAACTATAGAGTAATCTTTATATTGTTTACTCATAGTTGCATTTTTAATAGTTAGTAAATTACTTGACTTGTAATATCTAGAATCTAAAAGTTCTGCCCTATCCTTATAAAGTCTATATATACAAACCTCATAGAGAAAATAGGGCAGTACTTCTACCCTAGAATCCCCAAAACGGTAAGTCGGTGGGACTATTGTATGTTTTACCATTCCAATAGTATTTCTTTACGACACTTTCTGAAGTTCCAGATTTCTTATTGTTTACAATAAACTTAGCAAGAATTTCGGGAATTTCATGTTGTCTACATTCGGTTGAGTAAGTAGGTTTAGCAAAGCGATTGTTCTTAACAAGATATACAATCAACTTTCCACTAACAGGAATAACCTGTTTAGGAATACCATGAAAATGACCATCACGTTGCTTATACATACGTTTAGAACGTCTAACAGCATATTTTTCACTAGCTGTTTTAGTCCAAACGCTTTCGTCTCTGCTTTCTTGATAGTTAGGTCTTAAGAAACCCATTTCACGCATAACTTGATCGTTATGTACATCAATCCAGCGATCCTCATCCTGCTGGAGTGCCTTCTTTAGGACTTTAGATTTTTCTTTTTTCATACTCTTTAAAGAAGTATTTGACTATATTTCTGATAGTATTATTATGATTGGTATCATAATTGCTATTCCATAAACCATGGTCATATATCCACTTAATATTCTGATAAGGAACTTCAGTAAGTCTAAATACATATCCATGATCTTCTTCTTCATCTTTCATACTATTTACAATACCAGCACCTATTATATTTAGGCAATAGTGTCCACAAGTGTGGATACCTGTAACAGAGTTTCTTATAGTAGAATTTTTATGCTTATTAAGTACTTCATATTCTATATAAGAAATATCTCTTCTAAAATGATCTTCCATAATAAGATCATACTTTATACCTAACTTATGTAGGTGTTTAGCAATTAGATAGGCAAGAAAGCAGCATCCTCCTTCATTAACTTTATAAGTTTTATTCAGGAAGGAACATAAAGAATTTAAATTTTTTAGTAAGCTGTGACAATTTAAATGTTGCACATTTTTGTAATCTTATCTGATGCACTTTTATATTCTTCCATATACAATTCTAAATCTCCTTTAGGAGCTTTTTGGCCTGCCCTAAAGTGACAGATTCTCTCTAAGGCTTTACCTAAGGGTAAACCAAAAGACATAGGTTTGAATTTTTTACTTTCGTTTTCCTTACCTTTGTTGATTATAGTGAGCAATTCTAAATTGAATACTCCACTACACTCATCTACAGGAATTAAACGATAGTCTTCTCCTTCTATTATCATTACTTATTTCCTGTAATAATACGTTGTTTAACACTTCCAGGTCTTTTAGTTTCTGATTTAAAGGAATTGGGTTGTCTATCCCACCAATCCTGAGCGCGTTTTAAATTTTCAACTTTCTTACGATATTTCATATTACATTGTATTGGTGAATATTCTCAGTAAATGGCATAACTGTATTCCAGTCTTTATAAGAGTTAGTAAAATATACATTATCATAGGCTTCACTGAGATTAGCAATACCTTTCTCATTAACCATATGAGTTACATATATATTTAAGGGACAGTTAGGATTAAGCTTACGTAATATACTAGCAATTCCAAGGAAGGTTCCACCAGCATCACATAAGTCATCTATAACAAAGAATGGTTTTGTAGAATTGATAGCAACATCTGGATTTAGAGGTCGAATGTCAGTAATTTTACCTGTTTTAAGATCTCTAATCTTATGAAAGACAACAAAGTCATCTTCATCAACAATACTATAATCGTTATCAATTCTAGTAAAAGCTCCAGCATCAGGAATTACTACAGTATATAGTTCCTCTAAAGGAAGGTCTATCTCCAGCATATCCTGAATCATTGAAATATTACTCTTTCCCCAATTTTCTGCATTGCACAATTCTAAAGTACGATAAGAATGAGGTTCAAGAATATAAATTTTGCTGCAACTAAATCCTTTAAGAATATTGGCTACAATAGATAAAGTAAATGGTCTATCAAAGTCCATTACTCTATCCATTCTCATACTCATAAGGTATGAGATTTCTAAGATCCAAGAAACTCCTTGTCTTGTAAGAATATCATTTACTTGCATTAAGATAAATAAATCCTTAGCATTAGTAACACGACACTCTACAATAACTATATCTTTTCTATTAATATCAGATATAGTGATATGATCTTCTCCATCAGGAAAAGTAGTAATACTATATCTAATATCACCTTTATTAGGATTAGTTAAATTTAGTTTCATTTTTAAAGTGTTGAGTCAATTCGTTGACGAATATCGCTTAAAGAATAAGCTTTAATTAATTGTCCATCCTTAAAGACTGTTTCAAGGCACCCTTCCTTCTCATTCTCTTCTGATTGTTCGTCATAAGCTACATAAGAGGTTTTACCGTTATCATCTGTAACTTGTTCTACTCTAATCAGACCTTTTAGAGAGTTCTTAGTTCCATCATCAGTTTTAGGATGTTTAAAGATAGGTTTAAGTTCTCCATTGACTTTTACTGCAGTTGCTTTTACAGCAAAACCAAGAGAGTCCCTGCTCTTGAATTGGTAAGTATAGGATCCTACACCTAACACAAGATTACAAGCAGCCATATTAGCACCTTCTAATCTTAGATAAATTTGTTTTTGTCTCTCTAAAGTAATAGAATCACCATAAAGCAATCCAACTTTATTAGAAGGATACATAAAACCTTTCTCTGTAGTATTCCAACCGAAAGTGTTACCTAGCATATAGTATGCACCATAGTATTGACCTACTGATACTTCTACGTATTCAGAATCTGGATCAAATGGAGCATAGCAGCAATAGTAACGACCTTCTACAATACGAGTATTATAATGAGGATTGGTACGTAATCCACAAATAATATCCACAGGATCACCAGAGTCAGGTCTAATAACTACTCGACCATCTCTAGCCATAATTTCTTTCTTTAAAGCAGGAAGAAATTCTTCAACTACTTGCCAGAAATCCCAAGTATCGGATACAATACTTACAAATCCTTCAGGATATATATCACAGATTAAACGGCGGAAAGTAGCCAATTCATCTTCCTTTCCTCCAGCACACATAACACTATGCTCTGTAGCAGGTACAGTAGCAGCTACAAGCTCTATTCCAGCATCAGTATTATAGTATTCTTCAACTGCTCTAATAGCAGGAATAGTTTCACTGCCACAGAATGAAGTCATATGAGCCATACCAGAAATAACTGCAGCTTCAATACCAGCCATACCTCTCATAGAGAAATCATGGCAAGCAAAACCAATGTTTACACTTTCAGGAAATCCTGTTTTATCGGCATGACGTTTAAGTTCTTTCTTATACAGACGTGCAGATGTTGCAGAAGTACAAGGAAGCCAAAGAGTACAACTAATTAATGTTTCCAAATAATTAGTAAGCCAGAAAAACTCTGGAAGAGTATTCTTAATGGTCATCATAGGCACTCTAATAGGACAAATAGAACCTTCAGGTAAAGCTTTAATTTCAATAGGAAGATATTGCAAGTCCCATAGAGCTTGAATATGCTCAATACCTACATGATCAATACCTACAAAAGTATTTACTCTATTGTAAAATTCCTGAACAGCTTCTTCTTTAGATTTAAAGAAGAAATTCTCACTAAATTGCTTAATGAGATATTCCTTAATTAAATACTGAAGTCCAAATACAACTGCACCTTCAGTTGCTTCAGGAAAATACTTATTACTGCGAGGTGTCCAATTAGAATAAACCATCTCAGTACCTTCTGGATACTGACAATGATGTCCTAACTTGTACCCATCTGTTAAAAGAATTGTTTCTTTCATTATTCAGATTATTAAATGAAAAATTTGTATGCAAATATAACCTTTATCAGATAATATTCAATTAAAATAATGTTAATATATGTTAATCCCACCAATTTCTCATATATCGAGCCTTAACTCTATGATATAAAGTCCAAGCTTTTTCAACATACAGAGAACTTTGCATTAACCCCGCTGTTCTAGGATTATCTAATTGCCTCATACTTACTACGTCGAGAAATCTTTTAGCATTTTTAGTATTAACATATACAGTGCAGACCCATTTAGAATTAGGATCATTTATAAGAAATCCTTCTTCATTAATGGTAAAACCCTTACCAATTAACTGACAGTCCCCATCTCTTTCTATTATGTCTAATAGCCTAAGAGCTAGATCCATTTTAGCCACATCTTCTTTATAGGAAACATGATTTCCATGTTTATCTATATGGTTTCTAATTCGAGTTATTTGATATTTTTCAACGTCTAGAATACTAGAGTAATCAAAGTCATATGCAGTTCTAAGAACTTTATAATAAGAGAACCATCTACCTAGTCCTTCAAAGAAAGACCTAGTAGTGACTCTAAAATGTCTAAGATACCATCTAATATCACCTAGAAAATCAGTTAATTTTTCTTTTAAAATCATGATATTATATTTGTTGACTGGCAGAAACTGCTAAATTATCTACTTTCTCATTATAGAGATTTCCAGCATGTCCTTTTACGTGTATAAATTTTATATCAGGACATAGTTTACAAACACGCTTATATTGAGAATCAAATTCATTCCATAAAGGTTGGTTTTTCTTCCTTTTCCATCCTTGAACAGCACAACCTATACAGTATTGTGAATCAGAATAGATAGTTAAAGACTCTATAGGATTCCTTATCATTCTCAATGCCAAAATAATAGCACCTAATTCCATCTGATTATTAGTAACATCTTTATACATTTTAGAGTATTCTAATATTACTTTATCATCACATAGAACTACTATTCCTAGTCCTCCTTGGTTACGTGCAGAAGAATATGCACCATCAGTGTATATTGAATATTTCTTCAATTTCTTTTGATCGTACTCCTTCACCTGCAGCCATGCCTAAAAATATTGCCACTCTAATCTTATCCTCATCTTCGTGATCTTCTCTCCATACTATATTATTCATAAGGTATTCAGAAAGATCTAAAGCATCTACATTGGTTGTAGCAGGATATTCCTTTGTCCAATATTTAATCTGAGATAGATATTCATCTAATCCTTCTGTATTATGTCTTAGAAGTTTAGAATGTAAATATTGTTGTTTACGTTCAAGTTCCTTAAACCATCCATCAATATACATTCCAATATAAAATGCCTTTACAATATCCCCATCAATAAAGTCATATAAGCCTTTATCATAGTTCATTAGAAAGTCATCTCTTAAATCCATTACATAAATGTTAGATACCTGAAGATTCATTATTCGATTTTTATTGATTTAGCACAAATATCTCCATCTTGACCAATATAATAAGGAGTGCCAGCAGGAATTATAGCCTTTCTAACAGTTACGGCTTTAAATCCTTTTAATATTAATGACACTTTGTATTTCCTTATTATTTTTTCAGCAGTTTCATCAGCAGCTTCTTTAAGTAAATAAGCATGAAAAAATCCAGAACCTACTTCATAATAATCTTCCACAACAGGTTTTATATCCTCTTTAGAATCATTATTATATACTAAATTAGGAGTGAACTTGAACTCCATAAAAGGAGAAAACAAATCATTAGACTTATCTACAAGAAGCAATTTAGCGCATATAATATCTTCCCGAGCAATCATTGGCTCAGTTCGTTGTGTAAATAAACACATTACTCTGCACTATCTAAATAGTTAACAATCTTATTTAGTTGCCTGATATGGCTTTTATTAAGAATAATCTCATCAAAATTACCATATCTACACTTATATCCAAATATGTACTTAATACCTTTCCATATTCTTTTAAATATGTTAGGCTCATGTACTAAATGGATAGTCATAAAAACTTCTTTAGGAATATCATCTTCATCTTCAAAATAACTAAAGATAATTTGATGTTCCACGTTTTCACAAGCACAAATTATAACCTCATGTGTCATAAGAGCGATAAACTTTTACTAATTGGAACTAAACGAATACTACTATTAGGTAATAATATAAGATACTTAAACTCAGGTTCACTTACCTTATATTCAAATAGTTCAAGACCTAGTAATATTCCAGTTACAGTAGTATCATTACCTCCATCAAAGTAAACAGGTTTACGATGTTTCTCTTTAAATTCAGCTTTCACCTCTTCTGGAATATCCAGTTGTTGAATTTTTTCTCCAGTAATATATAATACACTATCAGGAGTTACTTTGATTTGCATTTCTTTTTCTTTGTTGGTTTAACTGGTTTATCTTTAATAAAGTTTACCTCTGCTAAGTTATTATTCTTAATTACGTTTCTTGCGGATTTCATAAAAGCAGCAGGAGCTTTAGAGTCTAACCTATAGGTTCTACCACCTATAGTAATACAATCGAAACCTGCTTTATTAAGAGAATCACAATGTATAGCAGTTTCCTTTATTATCTCTTTAAGCTTCTTATTCTCTCCTTCTAAGCCATCTCTTATAGTAGCTAAACGTACTAACTCTTTATGAATATCTAACCTATACATTTCTTTATACATTGACTCAGTAAACATTAAAGAATGTATAAATGCCTTAACATCTCTTAAAGAATGAATTATACTAATAGTAAAATTATTCTCTACAATAAAAGAGTTAGGATCATTAAATGGAATATAAATATTAACCATTCCAGTATCCTTAGCTCCAGTATGATCAGATATTCTAATCTTTATATCTTCTAACATATAGTAATCAGAGCTAGTAGTTTGAGAATGAATTACAGTTGCTCCTAATTCCTTAGTTAAGTAATTACCTAATCTAGTCTTTTGTGCTTTAACTTGGGGAGTCATATAGTAATGCCTCCCTGCAGTTTTCTCTAATCTTTTTCATAAAAAATCTCTATTTTAAATGGGACATTGTACCACCAACGAGACTCGAACTCGTACAATCATAAAGATCAAGACATTTTCTTTACACTATAGTTTTCACTACCTTATTCAGTTTGTGCACTGGACTATTCCTTAACCTTGTCCAAAATACCATATAATTTGCACCATTTTCTAACGGCATTATCACTTACTCCATATTTTTTACCAACTTGTAAAAATGATTTTAATTTTTTAAAATCATCTAGTAAAGTAAAAACATCTGGACGTTTACTACTATTAGCTTTGTGAGCACATTCTTGAGAACAATACTTATTTCTTTTATATTTTCCTAGAAGTTCTATTCCACAATATGCGCAATATTTTGATTCTTTAGATTTAGGTTCCTTGTGTCTAGTCTCTACACCTTCCTTAAGAATTATACAATTCTTTTGGCTTGGCTCGAGATTGCCATCAGCATTACCTGTTAAGGTTTCCTCGAATTTACAAGGTTCTACTTCAGAAGTTTCCTTCTGAGCACTCATACCCATATTTTTACCTCTGTAATTATCAGTAAGAGCATGACAATTTGGACATAATAATTGTAAATTATTTAATCTATTGTCATTATGAACTCCATTTAAATGATGGAGTTCTAATGGAATAGGAACCTCTTCCCATTCACTTCTCATACATCTTTCACATTTATGTTCTTTAAAGCCTTCTTTTAAAAGTCTTTTAGCTAATGAATAAGATTGATAATTACTATTCTCTACTAAAATTTCTGACAAAGGTTTAGCTTCTCTTGGTTTAAACTTTAAACCAACATTCCAACCTTGTCCTGTAAAGTGAGAAGTATCTAAATTTAATTCTTTAATTTTATTATTTACAGTTGAATAATTTCCACCTGCTGGAATTAATCCTAAGTCTCGAATAACTCCAGCAATTGATTTATTATTAGCAACAGCACTAATAAGTTGTTCATCATTCCATTTTCTTTTACTCATAATGTATTAATTTTTAATACACAAAGTTAAAGAAAATTTTTGACTCTACCAAATTAAATTTACGTTTAAAAACTAAAAATATTATTTTCTAAGTGTCTCATGTCTACCTAATTCCATCATGGTGGCATATCCAGAAGACTATTTCATTATATAACCCTTATATTATTGAAATTTCTTTGCTGTAAGTCTTCTTATAGAGATCATAACTACCTATTATTTATTTTCTTCTTCTGTCTTTTTGCCAAAAAGCTTCTTTACAGTATCGGCTACAGGTAGGCTGCTAAGCATATCCATTGCTGGACTAAGATTCTTAGCCATGTTAGCCATAAAGTTACCTGCGGTATTTTCATTACCATATACAGTAACTTGACCAAGTTGAATGTGCTCATAGATCTTAGCTTGAGCATTAGCAATGTCAGCAAGTTGATCTACAGTCTTATAGTTAACAACCAATTCAGGTGTTAAACCAGACTCAATCATCTTCTGAACAGCAAGTGCAGGAGCCATTTCAATAGCTTGAACCTTTTCAGCTTCAGCCATTAAAGATGCACGTTTACCTTCTGCTTCAGCAAGGAGTTTCTTCTTAGTACCTTCTGCTTCAGCTTCAAGTTTAGTTTGAGTTGCTGCTGCTTCAGCATAAGCCTTAGTTCTAATAGCTTGAGCTTCTGCTTCTGCTTCAAGGATAGCCTTTTGCTTAATAGCCTCAGCTTCAATACGAACTTTCTCTTTAGCTGCTTCTGCAGGTACAAGTACTTCAGCATTTAGCTTAGCTTGTTCAGCTTTAGCTTTAGCTTCATTTACTTCTATTTGACGCTCTTGTTCAGTTTTAGCAACTGCCATTTTAGCTTCTACTTTAGAAGTACCTGAAACTCTTTCTGCTTCTGCTTCAGCTTTGGCAGCTTCTCCTCTAGCTTGTGCTACTTCAATAGTTGCACGTTGCTCTGCTACACCAGCTTTCTTATTAGCTTCAGCTGCTTTCTGTCTCTTAGATGATTCATACTCTGCAACTTTAGCTTCCTGCTCATTAATAGCCTTTTGAGTTTCAGATTTCTGTTCTTGTTGAGCTTTAGCAACACGAATTTGTTTCTGTGCTTCAGCCTCTGCTTTAGCAGATTCTGCTTCAGAATTAGACTTAGCTACAGATGCAACTGCTTCTGCATTACGAGCTGCTTTAGCTGCAGCTGCCTCTGCATTAGCTTTAGCAATGTTAGCTTGCTTAAGAGCTTCTGCCTCTGCCTTAGCAGTTTCAGCCTTAGTATCTGCATTTGCTACATTAGCATCTCTTTCTGCTTGTTGCTCAGCAATACCAGTCTCTTTAAGCTTAGCAGTTTCAGCTAACTTAATTTGCTTAGCCTGGTCAATCTCTGCTACCTTTACTTCTTGCTCTTGTTTAGTTTGGGCAACCTGAGTAGCACGTTCTTTCTCTGCAGATGCTACAGCAATCTCTTTCTCTTTAGTAGTTTCTGCAATTTGGATTTGACCTTTCTTCTCTTCTTCTGCAATATCAGCTTGAGCTTGAGCTTGAGCCTTAGTTGCTGCCTTCTTACCAAGGTTCTCAATATAATGAGCACCATCAGAGATGTCAGCATTATTAATATTAATAATGGTGTAACCTACCTTATTAAGCTCAGTCTCAATATTAGTCTTAGCATTACCTAAGAATTTAAGACGGTCAGCATTAATTTCTTCAATGGTCATAGTAGCCATCAAGCTACGAGTTTCACCAATAAGAATATCAGTAATCTGATTAGAAATCTCATCAGCACTAGCAGTTAAGAAGCGACTTGCTGCATTCTGCATAAGCTCTTGAGTAGTACCTACACCAGTAGTTAAAGTTACAGGAATAGTTACTTTAATCATTTGACTTGATACACCAGTTACAGTGGTTTGAATTTGTACTGGTTTGAGAGACATCTTCTTCCAATCTTGGATAACAGGAAATACAAATGTACCTCCGCCATGAATGATTTTAGAAGGAAGAACAACGGTTTCGTTCTTGCCTGTCTCTGGATTGATCTGAGTTTTCTTCCCAGCCTTACCAAACACTACAAGAATTTCATCACTAGCGCACCTACGGTAACGCGACATTAGACCTAATAAGGTCACGATTACAAGAACCACTATGATTCCTGCAATCATCAAGCTAGATTGTAACATAAAAAGAAATTAAATAATATATGTGCCATTAGTATAGCCTTTAATAACACGTACTGCTCCTTCCTTTACTGGTTCTGTATAAGTACATTCTATTTCAGTAAAGTCAGCTAGAAGACACTTACAACGATTGTTATTTCCAGGAAGGATAACATATACAGTTGCAAGACGACCTATTAGTTCAGGTCCAGATTTCTCTTGAGGTTCATATTTTAACTTCAGCATTACATTATATGCTGCAGCAAGAATGATTATAAATAAGACTCCTACAAGTATAGCCATAAGTACAGTTGTAACAGTCACCTTACCACAAATCATTAAGAACCCAGAGAGTCCCATACAAAAGTGAACTAATCCTTTAAAGGATAGTATATCTCCTGTATCAAAATCGGTATCTCCATCGCAGTCAAAATCAAAGTCCACATCTCCTGATACAAGAGATAATATAAACTGGACTAAGAATATTCCATAGGATATAATTCCTAAAGTATAATACCATTCCATCATCTTAATTCACGGAAAGCTTTTAAATATTCATTATTACTAGATAATACTTTAGACAAACCTTCTTGTAAAAGATTTAAATCATCAGTATCCATTCCTTTTACAAGGCATAACTTAAGGATTACTTTTAAAGGTAACTCCTTCTTCAACTTAGTAATTGCTTCTAAACTTCTATAAGAGAAGATACAATTAATATTAGAAGTCTTAGTTAGCTTTCTAAATTCATGGCAGAAAGCTATAAGTTCAGTATCCCCATCAGTAATATGTCTCTCAACCTTCTCTGAATATTTAATAGGAATTATATTAAATCTATCCATAGAAGCTCCATCAAGAGTATATCTTCCAGAATATACATTATCAGCACCAGTACCAAAAGTATTTCCAGCAGCTATAATTCTAAAGTTTTCGTGAGCATATACTTTACCAATAGGAAAATCAAAATATCTATTTGCAATAGCAGCATTAAGAATAACTAATACTTCTGGAATAGAAGCATCTAACTCATCTAGAAAGAATAATCCTCCATTCTTAAATGCTTTATAGAATTGGGTTTCTTGATAAACACCATTAGCATCTATAAAACCAGTTAATTTATATTCTTGAGTTACTGCATTAGTAAAATAGAACTCTAATCCTAAAGCTTCTGCAACCTGTTTACAAATAACATTTTTGCCTGTTCCTGCTTCTCCGCTTAGATATACTGGTAGGTTTAGGTCTACAAATTTAACGACAGTAGAAAAAGCTTCGTGAAATATTCCATTCATATGTCTTATTTCTATGCCGTTTTTACTAATATCAAGTCGTTCAGGAAGAGGTCCATAATTTTTTAGAATATCCTCTTTAACACACTGAAGAATTTGATCTTTAACTTGTTCAGTTACAGAGTCATTAACTATCTTTTCAATTACAGCTTGTACAGCAGTTCCAAGAGTAGCTAATCCAGATTGTTCAT